CACAAAGGTTACTAATGGAACAAAGTATGAGCTAAGAAAATCAGATATGATAGGGTTAAGAATTAGTATAGATATGGTTGCTTTCGGGCTAGGTCGCCCTGTTTATGCGTTGTTCCATGTTCCGAGGGGGTCTAAGTTTACTAAAGGAACAGAACAAGGGGTGTGGCAAAAAACTAAGTTGTTGTTTTATATATATATATTATATTATTATTATTAAGTATTATTAGTTTGTTCCAATGTTCCAGTGTTTTTAGAGAGCGTTGACCTGTGGATTTTTGTAGGATTGATTAATTACATCGCGAAATGAGGTCTCGTAGACTAAATTATCTCAGAAACCATGTCTTATCCTGTCAAATCGTTGGAACATTGGAACAAGGTCACCTAACTAACTGATTCTACAGGGTAAATCATGTTCCAAACCCAGTTCACACTTTGGAACAAGGTTTTGCAGACCTGACAGGGTGTCAGGTATCGTTTTGCGTCGTCGCCCTCGTGCCGAGAACTGGTATCAGGTATCCACAATCAAACTAAGATTACTGTGAGATAGAAGTTTCTTAGCTGATGTCCTCGCCTGACATGGTGTCAGGTCGTCCTCGTGCGTTCGCCCCCGCGCAGGGAACTGGTATCAAAGCAGACCAAATAAAAAAAGATTAAAAAAAAGCCCTGCTAGGCTTTTGACCTAGCAGGGACTTGGGTGTCACAGTTACTACTTCAGAGGAAACTCACTCTGCGACTTGGTTATCCAAGCCATGAGACCTTTGCGGTCATCAGCAGACATTAGCTCTGCCTTGTTGCGTAGAGCCTTGAAGCAGTTGGTAGCCAGACTGATTGCCTTGTCTACTTCGTCTACTTCAGGGGTTACAATGCCATGCATATCACCAAGTTGCTTGGCTATCGCAGACTTCAATCTACCCCAAGCCTTATCAACAGAGTTGTTGAATGTAAGTCGCTTGCTTTTATCAAGCAGAGCGTGAAGGCTAGGACCGTAAGTCCCTTCAGGGTTATTGTTAATACCCTTTTTGTTAGCAACTAGCTTGAGCTTGCCAGTGTCAAGGTCGCGGAGTTGCGTAGCAGTAAAGCTACGGTCAGGCTTTGCACCTTCATCTGCTATGGCATAGACACCGCCGTTGTCGACTAGGTTGAATGAGTAGTCCTTGTAAGACTTACCATCTGCAACCCCTTCAACAACACCGCCTTTGAGACTTTCTGCTACATCAGGCATGGCATCAAAGACTGCTTGCACTTCGTCCTTGTAACCTTGCAAGGTCTGACCTTCGACCGTGCGAAGTTTTAAATACTTCGAAGGTATTGCACCTTCAATGGTTGTTGCAATGGTTGTTGCTATATCTGCTACTGTTTCTGTTGCTACTGTGAATCTCTTAGCGTCAACTCTAAGCGTGCTAAGAACCGCCTTTGATAGTGATAACATAGTTATCTCCTTTGATATAAGCCGTCCATAATAAACCTAATGTTTATTAGTCGCGACTTGATATAACTATGTCTTAAATGATACTAATTAGCAAAGCATAGGGTAATTAATTTAAATGACCTGACATAGTGTCAGGTTTTCAGGCGTCGCGTTTTTACCCTACCCCCCACCTACCCCAACAAAACCAAACGGGACTCCATGTGTGCTATACACACTATGCGGAACACAAATAATCTGGTAAATTTAGAAACCCGCCCCCTTAGTTTACTAATTCAATACAGAAAAAATATTTCGCAAAAAATGTCAAAAACCAGGTATACTAATTCTATGCTTATTTGATAGTGAGCATGGTGTACCTCCTCTCAGGCCTCGTTCGCGGGGCCTACTTAATACAAACGATTCTCACTTACACATATAAAAACAAAACTCGATATAATTGGGGCATGAATATCCTATACACACTACTTGGTCTACTCAACGTCTGTTTATATTTAGTATTACTTTACGTTTTCTGTTTGTTTTTACTTATCTAATAGGATATACTAAAGCCCAACGCTGCAAATAACTAAGGTGTAACAGCAAACACAATGAGTAATAAATCAACAAACGTAACAGACGACAATACCAAACAAAACTCGAACCATACTGTGGTACTTCCTCATATAGAGGACAATATTCCACTGCCTAAAAACGCTAGAGAAGCTTTGCCTGAGATGTCACCGGACGAAGAACTCACAATGAGAGCGCATACAATTAAAGTTATATCAGATATACAAGATGAGGCAATAGAACCCTCAGTTGATGAAATGGAAACAGCAGAAACTATTGCAAAAGAGATGATGAAAAACCCAGAGCTCAAGCCTGAGTTTGGAAATTATCCTAATGAGACGATAGCTTACTTGGCCGGCTTAGTGAATCAAACTAGTCACATGGTAGCTAAAGACCTAGCAGAAATAAAGTTATCAGTTCTTAATGGACTACTACAAGAAGCAGCAATGGCGAAGTCTCCTCGTGAACGCATATCAGCATGGAAAGCAGTAGGAGAGATTGATGGAGTAGATGCATTTAAAAAGAAGACAGAGATTACACACATCAATAAATCAGGTGAAGAGTTAGAAAGAGAATTAAGGGAGACAATAGAACAACTTAAGGGCAAGGTCATAGAAGGTGAAGTCATAGAAGAAGATGACGATGATTAACGAACAAGACCTAGAGCTACTTCAAAGAGAAATACCTAACATGTCTGAACAAGACAGACAGAGACATCTTAGACTATTAAAAGAATATAAAAAGAACTTAACTAAAACACAGGGGAAGGCAAACTTCTTAGACTTTATCAAGCATGTCTACCCCGATTATAAAGTAGGAGCACATCATGCAAAATTGGCTAAATTATTTGAAGAAATATCAAGAGGAGTTAGAAAACGAGTTATCGTCAATATCGCGCCTCGTCACGGAAAATCAGAACTTATTTCCTATTTGGCTCCGGCTTGGTTTTTGGGTAACCATCCAGCACAAAAGGTTATTATGGCATCTCATACAGCAGACCTTGCTGTTAACTTTGGCCGTCGGGTCAGGAATCTCGTGGGTTCAGACCCTTATAAAGACATATTCCCCGATATCAGTCTACAAGCGGATAGTAAAAGCGCCAGTAGGTGGGGTACGAATCATAACGGTGAGTATTTTGCTATTGGTGTTGGTGGTGCTTTGGCTGGTCGTGGAGCAGATCTATTTATAATCGACGATCCCCACTCAGAACAAGATGCCAAACTGGGCAAAGGCGACGTGTTCTTGCCAGCTTGGGAATGGTTTCAGTCAGGGCCTCTACAGAGGCTGATGCCGGGGGGAGCAATTGTAGTAGTGATGACGAGATGGTCGAAGCTAGACCTAACGGGACAGATTATCAACCAGATGACCAAGAACGACGATGTTGATGACTGGGAAGTAGTAGAGTTTCCTGCTATTTTAGAAGATAAAAAGGGAAATGAAGTTCCATTATGGCCTGAGTTCTGGCCATTAGAAGAATTAAAGGCTAGACGTGCTGCATTAGACATACGATATTGGAATGCGCAGTACTTACAGAACCCAACATCGGAAGAAGGAGCACTAATCAAGCGAGAATGGTGGAATATGTGGGAAGAAGAAGACCCACCTCCGTGTGAATTTATAATAATGACACTTGATGCTGCGCAAGAAGCTAATAACAGAGCTGATTACAACGCATTAACAACATGGGGCGTATTTCTTAACGAAGAGACAAACAACTACGCTATAATATTATTGAACGCGATAAAGGAGCGTTTGGAATTCCCTGAACTTAAGCAGCTTTGCTTAGAAGAGTATCAAGAGTGGGAGCCAGACGCCTTTATTGTAGAGAAAAAATCTAATGGGGCAGCTTTATATCAAGAGTTTAGAAGAATGGGAATACCTGTTGGAGAATTTACGCCTGGAAAGGGACAGGATAAGATTAGCCGTGTTAATGCTGTGTCTGATCTCTTTAGTGGCGGGGTTGTTTATGCACCCGATAAGCGTTGGGCGCACGAGGTCATTGAAGAATGTAACGATTTCCCTAGTGGTGCCAACGATGACTTGGTTGACTCCACAACTTTAGCACTCGCTCGTTTTAGGCAGGGTGGATTTATTCGATTGCCGAATGATGAAGAGGATGATATAGTAATGTTTAGGGGTAGAAACCATAAAAAATATTATGCAGTGTAATGAGGATAAATAATGGCAGATATAGATAAAGGACTGTATGCAGCTCCAGAAGGCATAGAAGAACTAGCTGAATCAGAAGAAGCTATTGAAATAGAAATAGAAGACCCAGAAAAAGTTACTATAGGTATTGGTGATGCTGAAATAGTTATTGATCCAGATAGAATGGACGATGATACA